AATGGCTAAAATCGACAAGTCAAAGATGAAATGCAACAAGCCTAAGCGCCAGATATCCGGTGGGAAAAAGTCGGTTGTTAAAGCTTGTGCTAAAGGTAAAGAAAAAATAATTCGTTTCGGGGACGCCAATATGTCTATTAAGAAAGACAACCCTAAACGCAGGAAATCTTTTCGAGCTCGTCACGGTTGTGACAAAGGAACCTTAGATAAACTAAAGGCCAAGTATTGGTCGTGTAAGGCGTGGTGATGAGGGTTGATTTTAATAACGTGGCGTCAATTCTGACTGTTGGACTTTTGAGTTGGGGCGCATTGCAGCTTTATCAACTCAAAGCTGAAACAGCGGTAATTACTTATCGGGTCGGTGAAAACTACGATATGATCAAGCCTATGTGGCAGGATTTTTTAGTAAGGAGCGCACGGTATAATGAGCATCAGCAGAACATCCATTCCGTTCCAGGTATCCAAGCCTCCAGAGGAAATCAGTAGTGGCAGAAAAAAAGACAAAAAAGGACGCGTGTTACCGAAAGGTAAAAGCCCGGTACAAGGTGTGGCCCAGCGCCTACGCTTCGGGGGCCCTGTCGAAATGTCGAAAGGTAGGGGCCGCAAACTGGGGAAACTCTACTAAAAAGAACAAGAAGGCCGACGGCGGATTGATTGCTTCAGTTGACAACCCTAAACGTCCAGCAAAGAATCGGTATAAAGGGGGCGGTATAATTGCTTCGGGTTGTGGCTGCGTAGAAGAAGGCAAGCGTAAAAGTACGAGGCATTTCTGATGGCGAAGAAGAAAAACTCTTTGCGGGAATGGTTTTCTCAGAACGATGGTAAGGGCTGGGTTGATTGTAAAACAGGAAAGCCTTGTGGTCGTAAAAAGGGCGAAAAGAGAAAAAGTTACCCAGCGTGTCGGCCTACTATGGCGCAATGTACGTCTGCTTCTAAAAAGAAAAAGTCGTCAAAGAGAATAAGCTGGAAGAACAAAAAAGCTGATGGCGGTTTGGTAAGAGTGTTTTAAAAATGGAAAGGAATGTGCTATGAAAGACCTGAGCGGAGACGGAAAAATTACCCAGAAAGATGTTTTAATGGGCCGTGGTGTAATTAAAAAGAAAAACGGCGGAATGGTTAAGCAGGGCTACATGGGTGGCGGAATGGTAAACAAAGGTTACAAAAACGGCGGCAAGGTCAAAGGCTACATGGACGGCGGCTGTGTAATGGCTGGTCGCGGCGTTCGTGACACAAACATGAGTTAACGATATGGCAACTTCAGGATCAAGAGACTTTAATCTCGATGTCGGTGAGATAATCGAGGAAGCATATGAGCGGTGCGGATTAGAAGTTCGCACTGGCTACGATGCGCGGACGGCGCGGCGGTCCTTGAACCTGATGTTCGCGGACTGGGCAAACCGTGGGATCAACATGTGGACCGTTGAGCAGGGGACGATCACCCTTACGCAAGGTCAAGCTGCGGAAACATTGCTGCCGGATGTAGTTGATGTCTTGGAGATTGTTCTTCGCAGGGACAATACGGACTATGAAGTCCAGCGGATCAGTCGTGGGGATTACGTTACTTTGCCTAACAAAACGACTCAGGGTCGGCCTAGTCAGTTTTGGTTCAATAGGCAGATTAACCCTGTAATTAACTTATGGGCTGTACCTGAGAACTCTACGGACCAAATTATCTACTACTATGTGCAACGGATTGAGGACGCAGATAATCTTGTCAACACTACTGACATGCCTTTTAGGTTTTATCCTTGTATGGTTGCTGGTCTTGCTTACTATCTTGCGATGAAGCGGGCTCCAGAGCGTCTACAGCTTTTAAAGTCTGTATACGAGGAAGAGTTCCAACGCGCTGCTGACGAGGACGAGGATCGAGTTCCGTTGAAGTTGCAGCCTAGCATTCGTTATTTGAGGGTCTAATGCCATACGCATCGGGTAAACACGCATGGGGAATATCTGATCGGTCTGGTCGCCGTTACCGTCTGCGTGAGATGCAGGTTGAGTGGACAGGTGCCAAGGTAGGTCCTGACGAGTTTGATCCCAAGCACCCACAATTATTTCCTCCTAAAGCTTCTCCCGATCCGCAGGCTCTTCGTAATCCACGGCCAGATCAAGCAGAAGCATTACAGGTGTACGTTGACACTCCGACCGTCGAAGCGCCTACATTGGAGCGTATTCGTGCGATAGGTAAGGTCGGCATAGTGACGGTGACAACATGACAATGACATACGGCGAACTGAAGCAAGCCATTCAGGATTACACCGAGAACGACGAGACAACGTTTGTGAACAACCTGCCTTTGTTTATTAGGTTGGCGGAGGAGCGCATACTTAAAAGTGTGCAGCTAAATCTGTTTCAAAAGAATCAAGCGGGGACTATGACGACGGGAAATCAGTATTTGGCTGCTCCGTCTGATTTTCTTGCTCCGTTTTCGTTGAGCATTGATGTGAGTGGGGATGCTGAGTTCCTGTTATTTAAGGACTTAGACTTTGTACAGACATACACCCCCGATCCGACGACGACGGGACAACCGAGATACTACGCCCAGTTCGACGTTGATAACTTTATTTTGGCTCCAACTCCTGACGCTAACTACACTGTGGACATACATTATCTGTATCGCCCAGCCTCTTTGACTGCGGGGGCAGATAGTGGTACAAGTTGGTTGTCACAAAACGCAGAAATTGCGCTGTTATATGGATCCTTGGTTGAAGCGTATACGTTTATGAAAGGGGATCCTAATTTAATGCAGATGTACATGCAGCGGTACGGCGAAGCTGTTGGTCGTCTAAAGAATTTGGGTGAAGCCCAAGAAACTATTGACGAGTATCGTTATGGCGTTATTCGCAAACCTAGAACGTAAGGAGACTACAAATGGCTTTTTCAGGAAACTATTTATGCACTTCTTTCAAGAAAGAAGTTCTTGAAGGTCTGCATGATTTTAACGCAAGCGGAGGGAACACCTACAAACTTGCGTTATATACAAACAGTGCTTCGTTTACAGCATCAACAACCGTTTACACGGCCACTAACGAGGTAAGTGGAACAGGTTATTCTGCGGGGGGCGGTACGTTGACGAACATTGATCCGACTACTAGCGGAACAACGGCGTTGATTGATTTTGCAGATTTAACGTTTAGCTCGGCAACGATTACTGCTCGTGGTGCGTTGATTTACAATTCGACCAACGGCAACCGCACTGTTTGCGTGTTAGATTTTGGTGCAGATAAAACGTCAACCGCGGGTGATTTCACCATCGTATTCCCAACAGCAGATGCGAGTACCGCTATTGTTCGTATAGCCTAAGTTTTAGGCGTACAAAATGGCACTTATTGCAGGTTGGGGTCGCGGCACATGGTCTGAAGGAGCTTGGAGCAATCCACTCCCTGTAACAGTTACAGGTGTTTCTGCTACAGGCCAAATTGGTTCAGTTACCGTATCGGGAGCAAGCGATGTTCCCGTTACAGGAATTGATGCCACAGGTAGTGTTGGGGCCGTAACCATTGTTGCAGAAGCAAATGTTTCTCCAACAGGCGTAGGTGCCACAGGACAAGTAGGGACTGCTGTAGCTTCGGCGGCAGCAGTTGTTTCTGTCACTGGCGTATCCTCAACAGGTAGTGTTGGGGCCGCAACGGTTATCGCAGGAGCCGATATATCGGTTACAGGTGTATCCGCTGCGAGTAGTGTTGGGTCCGTTACTGTTGTCGCGGAGGCCAACGTTTCCCCGACAGGAGTTGAAGCTTCTAGTCAAGTTGGGTCTGTTACTGTTGTTGCGGAAGCTAATGTGTCTGTTACGGGCGTATCTGCAACAGGTCATGTCGGTGAGGCGGGTGTCCAGCAAGGCGTTGCAGTTCCAGTTAGCGGCGTTTCTGGCACTTCAGCAGTTGGCTCTGTTACAGTTGTGGCTGCGGCAGATGTTTCTGTCACAGGTTTATCGGCTTCAAGCGCCGTAAATAGCGTAACCTTAATCGCAGAGGCCAATGTAGCACCAACTGGACTTGGAGCTACAGGTAGCGTTGGAACGGCGGTAGCAACGGGACAAGCAGTCGTTCCAACCACTGGACTTGGAGCTACAGGTAGCGTTGGAAGTGTTACGGTAGTTGCCAAAGCTGACACTTCTGTTACTGGCCTTGAAGCGACAGCTTCTGTGGGCACTGTTACCGTAGAAGAAAATGAAATAGTAAATGTTACTGGTGTTGCCGCAACAGCTTCAGTAGGTTCTACAACGGTTGTAACCGTAAATAATATTTCCGTTGTAGGAGTTGATTCTACTGCTTCTGTGGGATCAGTGACTACGACCTCAGATGCTAATATTTCTGTTACTGGAGTGTCTGGTTCAGCAAATGTAGGCTCCGCAACAGTTGATCTTGTTTTAGAGGTTGACGTAACTGGCGTAAGCGCCGCGGGACAAGTTGGGGAAATTGCAGGGTTTAGTCTTGGATGCACTGTATTTCCTGTAGGAGTTGTTGGGACTGGAGAGATGACACCTGTCCTTGTTTGGGGACGTATTGTTCCAAATCAAAATCCGAGCTATAATCCCGTAACACCATCTTCCACCCCAGCATGGAGTGACGAAACACCGTCTCAAACTCCGGGCTGGGATGACATAGCAGCATAGGAAAAAATTATGCCTAGTACATATACACTGAATAACGGTATCGAACTCATCGGCACAGGCGA